GCCCATCTTTCCGAGGCTGCTTTTTATCCTGACTTAAACTCAACTTTGGCTGGTGTAGCTGAGGCTGCGGAATATGGGCAAATTGATATAGAGACAACGCCTAATGGCCGAGAAGCGTTTTACGATCTATGGCAAAAAGCTAAAAGTGGCAAAAGCCCATACACTAATATTTTTATACCGTGGTTTATAGATTTAGAATATTCGGCGGATTCCATGCCTGTTTCAGATATTCTTGGTTTAAGCACGGGCGTTCAAGAAATGTTTTCTATACCAGACAAGGATTGGGACTGGCCACCTGATGAACAGGCATTATACAAACGAGTGTTATTTGAGCACAGCATTGCGCTAACGGTTGGCCAAATGAAATGGCGACGGTATAAGATTTGGGATAAAGGCGATTTGTTCTTTCAGGAATACCCTGAAGATGATGAAAGCTGTTTTTTGCAATCTGGGCGTTCTGTTTTCAAACATATTCTTACAGATCCGAGCTTAAAGTTACCGCTAGATAACTATGAGCTGTTAGACGCTGAGACGCTCAAACGCCTGTTAACCCCTGGTAAGCGTAAAATGCTCTATGCTGGGCTTGATCCTGCCGAGGGTGTAGAGGGCGGAGATAGCCATGTTTTCAGCGTCCTGGAGCCTTTTACGGCTTTGGGCATAGCCAGAGTAATCTTTGAATACGCGAGTAATGAGCCTATTGATGTTTTTGCTTTAAAAATTTCGCGTATCATGCAAAAGTTCAGCATAACGTTGGCAGTAGAAAAACAAGGCGTTGGTGTAGCTATGTGCCGCGCCTTGGATCGTTTGGATATTGATTTTGAGGAATGGAACACCACGGGCACCACAAGGCCAATAATCATTACAGATTTGGAAGAGGCGTACCGCAAAGAGGAGCTTATAGAAAGCTATAGCGAAGCCGAAGCCGAAGCGAGAAACATGAGATACAACAGCAAAAACAAACCCGAGCATCCACCAGGCAAACATGACGACAGAGTTTTTTCACGTGGCATTGCATTGCAAATTATGAAGGTACCGCTACCGTCATACGAAGAATTTTAAACGGGCTATGTTACAATATCGCTATGAATATCTTTGAAAGGTCGGCTGATTGGGTGGGAAAACGTTTGCTCGCGCTTGGTAATCGTGAAAAGTTTGTTGATTATCCAACTGTTGCAGGTGGCCCAGACATTTTACGTAATTTTATTACAACGGGTGAAAGCTCGTGGAGCGATAGCAAACGCTTAGGAACCTACAAGAAATCCTTGTACGTTTTTGCATGTGTTTCAAAAATTGGACAGAAAACCGCAAGTATTGATTGGGAATTGTACAGAATCGTAAATCAAAAAGGCGACAAAGAACAAATTTTTGTGCACGAGGCCTTAGATTTGCTGTATCGCCCAAACCCATTCCAGACAAAAGAAGAGTTTTTTCAACGCTTTATTATAAATAAGAAGCTAACGGGTAGCGCGTTCATCTTAAAAGTTCGCAATGCAAAGGGTAAAGTGGTCGAACTTTGGAACTTGCGCCCTGATTACATGCGCATCTTGTTTGATAATGAGTTGATTATTAAGGGCTACGAATTTACGGCAGCAGGTAAAAGCACGATTTTTGCACCAGGCGACATAGTTTATGACTCTTATCCTGATCCTACTGTTGATTTTGGAGGTATGTCAGCACTCCAACCTGCACAAATTCGTGTTGAAATTGAGGAATTTGCCAGCAAATACCAGCGCAATTTCTTTGTAAACAATGCACGCCCAGATTTTGTTTTGATGACTGACAAAAAATTAAGCGCAGAACAAAAGACCGAAATGAAAGCCTCTTGGGACAAGCGTCATAAGTCTAACAATTCGCAAGAAAATGTTGGTAAGGGTGCTTTCTTGGAAGGTGGCATGACATATCAGCAGGTTTCTGTTTCTCAGCGTGAAATGGATTTGATTGAAAGTTCCAAGTTTACCCGTGACGACATTTTAGTAGCCCTTGCTGTTCCTAAGCCTGTCATAGCCATTACTGATGATGTTAATCTGGCAAATGCTGAAACAGGCATGCGCATTTTCTTGTCTGAAACCATTGTTCCCGAAATTAAAGCCTTAACAACAAAGCTTAACGAGCATTTAATCTACGAGGAATACGGTGAAATTTATTTTATTCAGTACGAAGATCCTGTACCAGAGAACCGTATAGAAAAAGCTGATACTCAAACCAAGCGTCTAGCAGCAGGTACGATGCTTATTAATGAGGCACGGGAAGAATGGGGCGACGAGCCTGTACGCGGCGGTGATACGCTGTATTTGCCGTTTGGACTTCAGGCGGTAGGCGGCAAGCCAACGGCAACAATCCAAGACGTTGCTGAAAAGGCAGCACGTCGACACGCTAAGAGTGCAAATGTATTTCGTGGCCGTCCTAAAGCCATGATCATGTTAAAAAAGAAAGAAGAAATACTGGGCAAAATTTACTCCACGCTTAAAGAACAGATTGAACAGGAGCCAGTGCCAGTTCAGCCTATAGAGCGCGCTTTTGTTCCTAGTGAGCAAAAAGTTCTGTATGCCGATTTCGTCAATAAAGCCATTGATGAGCGCGGCAAAAGCTTGGAAGAAGCTTTGAATGTTTACGTTGAAAAGGAACAAAAGCCTCGTTTATTGCAAGCAATTAAGCTAAACGCTAAGCTTTCGCACGGAAAAATTGTTGATGATGTTACAGGCGCACTTGCTAAATGGGCTAAAAAAGAGGCAAAACTTACAACTGAATTTGTTTTTCCATTTATTGCTGAATATGTGAAATTAGCCGGTGATCAGGCCATGGCGCTTGTAGCACCAGGCGAGACTTTCAGCGACAAGACTGAACGCATCACGAAATACATTAACGACCGTGCATTGCTTTTCGGTACAGAGACAACAAAGACGACGCTTGAAAAAGTGGCCTCGCGTTTAGCCCAAGGTATTGCGTCGGACGTAGGCATTAATGAATTGGCCGATTTGGTTAATGAAGTTTTTGATCAATTCGGAAACTCTCGCAGTTTAATGATCGCTCGTACTGAGGCGACTAGTGCAAACAATCTTGGATTTACTGAAGCTTACAAACAAAGTGGAGTAGCTAACGCCAAGGAATGGATCGCGACAGGAGATGAGCGAACGCGCGACTCACATATTGCAGTTGATGGCGACATTGTGAAATTAGATGCGTCATTTAAAAACGGTTTGCAATACCCAGGCGACGGAAGCGCAGACCCTGGAGAAACTGTAAATTGTCGTTGCGTTCTTGGCCCAGCTTTCCAAGAATAACAAGGCTAGCCATTAAATATGTTACAATAAACATAACATGAAAAAGATAAAATACGCCTCGCTAAATTTTACAGTCAAGGCGGTAGATCCCGCTTTGTCACAGATTCGTGCTGTGTTTTCTACCGCGTCGGTAGATCGCCATGGTGAAATTGTTGATCAAAAAGGCTGGCAGTTGACTGAGTTTATGAGTAACCCAGTGGTGCTTTGGTCGCACGATAGCCAACAGCCTGCTATTGGCAAGGTGGTTGATATAAGTTTTATAGACGGAAATCTTGAGGGCACTATTCAATTTGCTACTAAGGAATATGCGTTTGCAGAAACGATTTACAATCTCATGGCAGGCGGATATATCCGCGCCATTAGTGTAGGCTTTGAGAACACTAAATGGATGTTTGATGAGGCCAAAGACGTAATGGTTTTGTTAGAAAATACGCTTTACGAAGTATCAGTTGTTAATATTCCTGCTAATGCTTTGGCACTTGCTAAGAGCAAGGGCATAGACATTACAAGCTTTGAGCAGCGCAGTGCGCGCGCGGCAAGCTTTAACGAGAAGCTGTTAGATTCTGAGGTTGTATCCGAGCCTGAAGCAGAGATAAAAGCCGAAAAGCAGCAAGAAATTGAAACGATTGTACCGTTGCCCGAAGGCGAGCAAAAGCCAGCACCTGTTATTGAGGCTGTAGCTGAGCTTTCTGCGCCAGTCATAGGGGCAAGTGCAGAAGAGGCAGCAGAAGCCATTAAAACGCTTTTTAGGGCAGATAAAGGCACGATAAACGCCGCAGTCAAGGATTTGCAGAAGCACCTAGACGTGGCAAAAACCAGCCAACAAAGGTCGATTGTAGGCGGTGAAAAAAAGTATTCTGTGACGCAAATTAACCGCGTCGTTAAAAATCTTATTAACGCTAAATCTAAATAATGTGTTTATTCTCAAAACAGTTTTGAGCAAGGAAGCAAAGGATTTGACCGCAGATGAGAAGTCATTTGTTGGTGATAACTGGGACTTACTTAATGACGACTTACGCGCAAAGTTCGCAGACGCAAAGCCTGCTGACGAAGCAGACGCAGACACAGACGCAGCCGAGCTTGATGAAAAGGCATTGAAAAATCTTATCAGCACAGCTACTAAAAAGACTCTTGAGGAAAAGGCTGAAGCCATTGCGCTTACTTTTGCTAAGGCTTTTGGTGATAAAATCGACGCAGCACGCGCAAAATTCGCTGTTGACGGTACGGCAAGCGAAACTAAGAACAAGGCAAATGACGAGATCACTCGCCGTTTCGTTAAGGCTCTTATTTCTAAGGATTACGCAACGCTTAAGGAATTGTCACCAAGTAACGCAAAGGCGCTTAACGTTGCTGACCAAGACGACGGCGGTTATTTGGTACCTGAGCCACTCGCAAACGAAATTATCCGTATTGCGCAAACTGGTTACGGCCTAGCTCGTCAGGAGTTTGCCTATAACTTGCTTACACAGGGCAACAGCAAGCGCATCACTGCTCTTGGTTCTGCTCTCTCAGTTTACTGGGTAGACGAAGGCGAGAAGAAGCCAGCTAGCCAGCCTACATTTAGCCTGGTTACTCTTGCTCTTAAGAAATTGGTGGTAATTGTTCCAATGACTGAGGAAGTCGTGGAGGATGCAGGCGTTGACCTGACTGCTTTGGTTGCGCAGCTTATCCGCGAAGCCGTGGACAAGGAAGTAGATTTACAGTTCTTCAACGGTGATGGCACTGTGTTTACTGGTTTGTTAAATGATACGACTATTCCAAGCGACGTTCTTGCTGCTACCAAGTTTGCAAGCACAGTGCGCCCTGAGGATGTTATTGGCCTTGCAGATAACACGCCATTATCAGTAAATGGTAAGTATTACATGCATCGCACCATGCTTACTAAGTTGCGTACACTTCGCCAGAATGCAGATGGTACTGGTGATTATTTGTATAACCCACTTGGAGCTGGTGCAGAGGGTAATGGCACGCTTAACGGCCACGCCGTTGTTCTTTCAGAAGCATTCCCAACTCTTACCGAAGCAAACGCAGCCGACAAGCCAATCATGCTTTACGGTGATTTGAAACGTGGTGTTGCTTACGGTGAAAAGTCTGACGTTAAGCTCAAGTTACTTGACCAGGCTACTATCACTGACGTAGACGGCACTACTGTTATCAACCTTGCGGAGCAAGACATGCTTGCTTTGCGCGCTGTACAGCGTGTAGGTATGAAAGTTACATTGGCAAGTGCTATGAACCGTCTGATTTCTGGAAGCGCCTAAACATTAATCTTTAATTTTTCAGTTTTTACTGAAAGTTTAAGGAAACCATTGATTCATCATTAATAAAGCTATGCCAGATCCAAAAGAACAAGTTATGTTGTTTGTGGAAAACGTGCTTACCAGCGCTCAGGTTAAAGCGTTGGTAGCCACAGATGTCTCGCTTATCGCCGCCCCAGGCGTTGGCAAGATTATCGTTCCGCTTTTCCACGTGCTCACTCTTAAGTTCGCTACTATTGCCTATACTTGGGCAAACACTGACCACTCAATTACCGTCGGTGGTGCTGTAACTGACAGTGATGCTGAAGCTCAAGCTCTCATCGAAAGTGCTGATCGCCACAGCTTTGTATTGCGTCCTGCTGTTGATTCTGCCGAGCTTGCAGAAAACACTGCGCTTTTCATCG